CTTGAGGCGATCCTCCATGCAATTAAGGGACATTACTACTCCCCAGACGAATCTCGTCCACGTAAGTGGGCGAGACGTTGTCTGAATCGTATGGTGGGATTCGATGACCAAGTTCCTAATCAGAACATGGCATTGAAAGGTTCCCGTAATGGGGACCTTGCTACACTCGATTTGAGTGAAGCATCCGACCGTGTTTCCAATCAGCTCGTACGCGAGATGCTCATCAATCACCCTCATTTGCATGAGGCTGTTGATGCCTGCAGATCCCGGAAGGCTGATGTAGATGGACATGGCGTTATACGTCTGTCCAAATTCGCGTCTATGGGTTCAGCTCTCTGCTTTCCGTTTGAAGCAATGGTATTTCTAACATTGATCTTCATCGGGATTGAGCGAGAGCTTAATGCCCCCCTTAGCCGTGAGATCATTAAAAATGATTTCGCGGACAAGGTGCGCGTCTACGGAGACGATATTATAGTCCCCGTAGAATATGTGCCATCCGTAATCTCGACACTAGAGACTTTTGGGTTTCTAGTAAATCGGGACAAGTCTTTCTGGACTGGTAAGTTCAGAGAGTCTTGCGGTAAGGAGTATTATGACGGTCATGACGTTAGTATTGTCAAGATCCGTCAGAACCTTCCTACCCAACGGAAGCACGCTACAGGAATCATTTCGACTGTCTCAACCGCAAACCAGTTTTACAAAGCTGGTATGTGGCAGACTACGAAATGGTTGGATTCCTACATCGAGGAAGTGATTCGTCACTACCCCGTTGTTTTGGAGACCTCCCCTGTGCTCGGTCGCCATTCGTTTATGGGATATCAATCCCATAAGCTAGGCGAGCATTTGCATAACCCTCAAGTCAAGGGCTATGTTGTGTCATCAAGACTACCTAGCGACAAGCTAGATGGTCCTGGTGCCTTGCTTAAGTTTTTCCTTAAGCGCGGCGGATTGCCATCCGTCGACAGGAATCACTTAGAGCGTGCAGGACGCCCTCAGTCCGTCGACATCAAGCTGAGGTGGGCTTCCGCTATTTAATAGCGGGGGTGGGGCGAAATGCCCTCGAGGAGATACCACGCTAGTGAGTAATTCTGTAGTGCTTGATTGCTAACTACAGTTTCATTAGCGAGAGTAACTCGC